CAGTATGTACAAACTGATTTTATGTTTGTACATGACATTAAATTTGCTCAATTTGTTTTAGCTAATGATGAGGTATCTCCCTTTAAGGGAATGCATAGAGCTATTGTACTTTCAAATCTTGCTAAAAATATTAACTGTAGGTGGAGTGGTATAAACGGTATTACAGATAGAGCTACAGGAGCTGTAGTAGAGAGGTCGGACCCGGATAGAGTATCGCAAATTTTACTTGGTGATCCAAGTGCTAGAGAACGTAATCTTAAAACAATTCCTAATATTATGTCATCTTTATATAAGAGATACAAAGATGTTAATATTGTTCTAGCTATAGTAGCAGATGCAAGGTGGACTATTTTAAAGGAAGGTATAGATATTGCTTCTTTACTACCACAGCAAAAATTAACAGAGAGTACAACAGCAGAAGGAACGAGAGTAGGTGTACAACATCTTTATTCAGAGTACAAATCAGATCAATACTCAATGAGTTTTGAGAATTTTGTTAATTTTATAAATGTATTAGATGATTCGAACGGTGTCATACAACCCGGTAATTCAAGCATATCTGAAAAAGCTGATGGTTTGAGTGTAAAGTTCGGTATCACACCAGAAAATAAGTTTTTCTTGCAAGGTAGTTATTCGGGCCCTGTAACAGACGGTAATTTTACAGAAAAAATAAAACATGCACCTACACGAGAAGCATTTGAAGTTAATTTTAATAAGATTAAAAAAATAGTATTCAAGACATTAGATCGCTACAAAAAAGATTTAGATCTAGACGGTATACGTGTTCAAGCTGAGTGGCTGTATTCGCCGTTCGCTTTAACGCGTGAGGATAACCCTAACGTAGTTTATTTTGTAGCTACAAATTATGAAAAGGATAAGTTGGGTGTATGGTCAACATTCCCTATTATTAATATAACAGATTATCAAGGTAACGAGTTACCAGGTAATATAAAATATGACATAACAAAGAGTCTAGTCGATTTATCTACTAAGGATGTAAAGTTTCTTCCTTTAGATATAGAAGTATTTAATCCTATTAATTTATCGAACGAAATGAACTTAGCTGAACAAGAGTTGAATAATTTTTATTCGCAATACCCCAACTATGCTGAGATTTTAAATAACCCTTCAAGAAAGCAAGACGATCAACGTGAGAAAAAGGCATTAAGGCAGCATATAACTAAAGTATTACTTCCTATACAGAAGAGAATGCACTTAAAGATCTTAGATGAACTTAATAAATTAGCTGGTAGTCTCGGTGAGTATGAAGGCCTTGTAATTAAACTTAAGGGATCTGATGGTAACCCGTTTATCTTTAAAGTCATATCACCTACATTTCATAAAAACAAAGGAAGAATATGATTAATTTTAAACAATTTCTCGAACAACATCAAATAGAAGAAACTGTAGCAGTTTTTCCTGGAGGATTTAAACCACCTACTAAGGGTCATTTTTTAGCATTTCAAGAACTCTTACAAAATGCCAGTAGAGGTGTTGTATTTATAGGTACTAATATACGTGATGGTATTGATCAAGACATGTCATATCAGATATGGTCTATATACGCACCGTATCTTCCTAAGCCTGTTAGAATAGAGAAAAGTATGGGATCACCAGTTAAATCTACCTATGATTTAGCTAAAGAGTTTCCGTATACAAAAATTATTGTAGGGGCTGGTTCAAAAGAAAAAGATACGAGATTTAACTCTTTTGAAAAAAATCCAGATACTTACCCTAATGTTAGTATTAGTCGTATTGATATGCAATCAGGTGGTATTAACGGTACAGATGTTAGAGTGAAATTAATAAATAAGGATCCAGATGCTGTAAATTATTTTGTACCTCAACAAATAAAAGAAACAGATAAAGAAAGAATAAAGAGTATCCTAGGTATAGCATAAATAATGTTATGCTAAAACGTAGAGACCAAAATTTGTTATCAGAAGCTTACGGTCAGGTAGGCGGTGGTGATCTAAGTGCTCCGAGCCTTATGGGTAAGCCTGTTATGATAACAATGGATATGCCTGGTGCAGAAGTATCAACAGATAGTAGTGATCATCATGAAAATGATCCTAGTGAAATTGAAATGGCATTGTCTGAGTTGCATAAGCTTACAGAGTATGCTCCTAAGCTAAAAGAAATTGTTGCAGATTTACCTTCCCTTGAGGGTTGGGTATCATCTAAAATAACAAAAGCATCGGATTATATTTCTTCTGTATATCACTGGCTTGAGTATCAACAACACGAGGGTTGTGATGGTCATAATCAAGACATGTACAATATGGGTAGTGAGGATTCAGGTTGTGAATACGCAAAACAAGGGTGCGCGTGTGGAGAATGTAAAGCCTGTACTCATGATTAACTTTAAACATTTTTTTGAGAAAACAGTTATAGGCCTTATCGAGGAGATGGATATAGCTGGTATAGGTAGAGTCAAAGTTAAAATTGACTCTGGTAATGGCGCCTATAACGTGATACACGGTGAAGACCTTACGAGACAAGGTTCAAAAGTTTCCTTTACAACTATTAACGGAAAACGTTTAATAAAGGATACCGTTGATACTATAACTATTAACGTTGGAGCAGGTCACACTGAGGAACGACCTGTTGTGGGGTTTAGAATTAAATTCGCAGGTACGGAATTCGATAATGTACCTTTCAGCATCGGTAATAGAGAGGCTAATGACTATAAAGTTCTTGTTGGAAAGGACTTTATTAAACAGTTAGATGCTCTTATTGATGTTAATGCTAATAATATTGCTGACGATCAAATTGATATTCAGTATGATACCAATCAGGCGACTGTCTAATAGTCCATGTAGCAAAGTCTTTATCGTGAATAATATAAGCGCGGTATTGATCGATAACGCTTAGCTGATTAAATCCCGGTAACTTACGACAATTACAATCAATATTAATAGCGACTGCATACGGTGTTAGCTCAGTACGTGTAGTAATAATATTGTGTGTATTATTATTACACCATTCAATAAAGGTTTTTGTAAAATGTTCCTTGGAATTAGGCCACCGATACATTCTTTCTGTAAACATTTCTAAGGTATGATCTACTAACCATTCGAAGTTAGATTTTGTTTCACGGGCCCATATAGAACATTGATGTTTTGCGTAACCTTTACCAGCTTTCCTAGGCTTACCAGATTGAGTTCTAGGTGTTGAGGGATGATTTAGTAGTTCTTGCGGAAATGCATGAGCTAACATAATACTTCCCTCCACTTGCATTTTAGATCTTACATGCTGATCACAAAGATCCCGTGCTGCTAACACGGGATCATCGTTAGTTACGAATATATTCATAACTTATAATATGTAAGTTCCTTACTTTCTGGAAGCCATATCAATGAACTTATAAAGTTCTGTACGTGTCTTTTCATCAGCGAGGAAATCACCTGACAGCTTAGATGTAATCATAAAGCATCCATCATGTCTTACTCCACGATTACAAGCGCATGTATGTTGAGCTTTGAGTACAACAGCTACACCTAGATTACCTTCACAAGCGACGTTAACTGCGTCATGAATCTGCACACTCAACCCCTCCTGAATTTGCGGACGTCTTGCGTAAAACTCAACAATACGATTAAGCTTACTAAGACCGATAACCTTACCTTCTGGGCTCGGTATATACGCTACATGAGCAACACCAGAAAAAGCTAAGTGATGATGGGAACAAAGTGATTTAACTGGAATATTGCACTGTGCAACAATACCGTCATAACCATTATTCGGAAATGCAGTGACATTAGGCTGATTATCATAACAGCCGGTTGCAATATCATTAACGAAAGCCTTAGCGACTCGCATTGGAGTATTATCCGAGTTAGGATCATTTCTCCAGTCAAATCCAAGAGCATCCATGTATTTTTCATAAGCCTTAGCAGCTCGTTTAATAATAGCTTGCTTTTCCTTTTCTGTACGGGGAGCATTACCGTTAGCATATGGTAGCTTAACGATATCTCCAATTTCGGTATTTTCAGAATCATCCATAATCAGATTATAATATCGTATATTCATAATATCAACTATAAATATAGATATGCATAAGCTTTCACAGTTGAAATTATTAGAACAAGGATTTTTAAATAAGATAAGAACTGCAGGTCGAGCTATGAAAGCGGTTGGAAAAGGTATATATGCATTAGATCCAGAGGGGTTTAATACACTAACAGCACCACTTAAGACAATATCGTCACCAGTAACGGGTATAGCTAAAGGTTTATATGAACTAAGGCCGAATGCATCCCCAATTACGGATCCAAAAAAATTCGTCTTACAAGAATTAAAAATATCATATTACAAAACCTTCAACCCCAACAGTATAAAGGTTTTAGAGGTTAAAAAAGATACAACTGCATCACAAAATGTTCAATATTTACCCAAAGTTAATACAAATACAAATAGATTTATAGTTAGTTTTAAAGCAGAAAGATTTAAACCATCAGGTGGCTCGTCGCCATCAGAAATATATTATGCTTATGTTTTTAGGGGTGGGAAAGAAAACGAACTTTCAATGGATGTAAGAGATGCAAAGGGTAATCAGGTACAAGGTGAAAAAAGTAAAAAAAATAAAAAATCTGAAACCCCCACGTTTGAAAGTATTATAAAAAAATACCAAGCTAAAGGTACTGCTATTACAGTTGCTTTATTATCAACTATTATTACCAAAAATCTAGGTATTAGTGAACAACAATACGCAAATAAGCTATCACCAGGTGCGACGGACATGGATGGGGTTATTATGGATATTACGAATAAAACAGCCGTTCAGGATGTACTTGACGTAGATGATATTAAAAGTGTTTATCAAGTATTACAAACACGTGGATTAACAGAAAAAGTTAAAGTATCCCAAAAAGTTTTACTCGAACAGTTGACTAAGCTATTATAGTAATTACAATGTTGATATGAAACCTGTTTTTCAGTCAACAAAAGTAATGGAGCTTGGCTCCTGTGCATTTAGACAATGGCGTGCATCTCATTCACATTGTCGTTTTCTTCATGGATATCAGCTAAAAGCTAAACTATGGTTTAGTTGTTCATCCTTAGATGATAAGGGGTGGGCAGTAGATTTTGGAGGATTAAAAGAGCTTAAGGCTACACTTAATAATCTTTTTGATCATACTACTACCATTGCAGCAGATGATCCATCACTAGATATTTTCAAAGATCTTGATAGTCGTGGACTTATTCAGCTTCGTATTATGGATAAGGGTGTAGGTATTGAGCGTGCAGCTGAGACTGTATTTGAACTTGCAGATAAACATGTACGTAGTCTTACTGACGGTCGGTGCTGGGTTAATAAGGTTGAAGTCTTTGAACATGAGGATAATTCTGCTGTATATACAGAGTCTAATAGTGCTGTAGAACAAGAGACAATCAAGACAACATATAGTTTTAATGCAGAAGCAGATTTACAACCCGCTGTAACGACCCCCGTTGAGACAGTAACTCAACAGCAGTCCGCTCCAAATAGAGGAGCTGCTGTTGGTAATGGAGTTTCACAAGGAATGAGTAATCCCTTTGCAGGTACATCATGGGGTGCTTAACGCTGCTTAGCTTCTAGTACCTTAACGATAAACTTGAGAATCTTACTTCTAACGATTTCTGATTCTCCAAATTCGAATGCGTGTATTTTATGATCCACGCATTCGTCTGTATCGAAACGTTCATAAACTTCTTTAAAGCCGGACAGTTTGCCGATATCACTTTGATTTAAATCGCCGCAAATAACATACTTTGTATTTTTACCAAAGCGTGTTAGAATTGTTATAAGTTCGCTCAAAGATAAATTTTGTGATTCGTCAACAATAACTAAAGCATCGTTAAATGTGAGACCTCTAACAAAGTTAACAGGTACAGCGCGAATAATCTCATTTGTTTTAAGGTTATTACACGTACTAGCATCTGTAATTTCTGTTATTTTTTCAATAAGAGGCATAGCGTACGGTGAGAACTTGTCATCTATCTCTCCCGGTAGAGCTCCAATGCTACGTGATGCCGATTCAATAACAGACCTAATGTATATAATACTTGTTATTTTCTTCTCCTTGAGTAATTCAAGTCCTGCTAACACAGCAATATATGACTTAGCAGACCCTGCCGGTCCAGCTACAAAAGCCATATTTGTATCATCGTGCTTTATACTATTAAAGAACTGTTGATGATTAGTGTTGAAGTGGAAAGGTTTCTTGATTTTAAAATCAAGGATCCAGTTTTTTTGAAAAGAAGCTTCAATATCTGAAATTTCCTCCAAACCAGCAGGCTTGCGCTTTCGCGCCACTTTACGGGTCATGTTAATAATATTTAATCAAAATGCTTGATTAAGATATGTCTTATTTTATAATTAATATAATTATGAGTATCGATTGTGATAAAGAAACATTATTTCTCTCTAGCGACAAAGTCTTCTATACGATTGAAGGGGAGGGAGCGTTTGTTGGGAAACCTTCTGTTTTTATGAGGCTCGCTAGTTGTAACTTAACTTGTGCTGCATTTATTTCTGAAGATTCACCTAATGGCTGCGACTCGTATATTTCGTGGTCAGTAAAAAATAAAATGACCTTTAATGAAATCTTTGTGTTACTTGAAACAGGTAATCATATTAATCATCTTAGAGAAGGTGCAATTTTTAAGCTTACAGGAGGTGAGCCTCTTGTATCTGGTAAGCAACTTATTAAGTTTATTGAGGCTTTTGTGATAAAGTATCAGTTCTTACCTCAAATAGATTTTGAAACAAATGCAACTATTATGCCTGATCCTAGATGGGTAACAGAATTCAAAGCTACGTTTACTACCTCACCTAAGCTAACTACAAACGGCGATCCGGAAGAAAAAACATATAAACCTGAAGTTCTCAAATGGCATAAGGAAAATGGATCTGGTTTTAAGTTTGTTATTACATGTTCAGAAGATATTGATGAAATCTGGCGTAAATATGTCTTAGATGGTAATGGAATTAACGTACCTCTAAAGCGTATTTGGTTTATGCCTTGTTGTGGATCACGTAATGAGCATATCGAAAGAGCACCGGCTGTTGTTGAATATGCTAAGGCAATGTGTGTTAATTTTAGTCCTAGACTACATCTACTTGTGTGGGACAAAGCGTTATCTGTTTAATGAAAAGTAAAATACTAGTATTAAATAAATACTACTTCCCTATTGCCGTAGAAGATATTGAAAGAACCTTTGGTAATATATTTTCAAAATCTGTAATTCCGCTTGATATTAGTTATGAAACTACAGATGAAAATAAAATTAATCAGGAGGTTATAGATTACTTTGTACCTATCCCGAGTGTAAAAGAATGGTTAGAACTACCTATAAGACCGTTTGACGAATATATTCAAACAGCCCGTGGACCTATTCGTATTCCATCCGTGGTAGTATGTGCTCGATATGATAAAATCGTATATAATCGTGTATCATTTCCTACCAAACAAAATATTCTTAAACGCGATAATTTTACATGTGTATACACAGGTAAAAAACTTTCTAAAGACGATCTTAGTGTTGACCATATTATACCTAAAAGCAGAGGCGGTACTGATACATGGGAAAATATGGTTTGCTGTTGTCGGTTAACCAATTCACGAAAAGCATCTCTTACCCCCGAACAAGCTGGGTTAAAGCTTAAATATAAGCCTTATAACCCAAATAGGGGGTTATCTTTTGATATTTACAAGGATGAATGGGCTTCGTTCTTGAAAAATATGTAACATAAACTATATATAAGTATGAGAATCGCAGTTTCAGGTACAGCTAACACCGGTAAGTCCACACTTGTTGATAATATATTGGCTGTTTGGCCTAACTACAAAACACCCTCTAAGACCTATAGAGATCTTATTAAAGAAAAGAATTTACCTCACTCATCCGGTACATCAATTGATACACAGTGGGATATTCTTAACTTTATGTTAGATCAATTACAGTCTACCGACGCTAACTCTAACATTGTATTTGATAGGTGCCCACTTGATAATCTTGCGTATACTCTCTGGGCTCATGATCATGAGGTTGAAGGCTTTACAAAAGAATATGTAGATAAAGCAATCAAGCTTACTAGAGAGTCAATGAGACACTTAGACCTTATTTTACTTCTAAAGTATGATCCAGCTATTAAAATCGTTGATGATAGTCTTCGTGAAACTGATGAAACATATATAAAAGAAATTGATGAAATATTTGATGCGCTATATATTCAATATCGTCAAAACTATGATGCAGATATTTTCTACCCTAAAGATGATTCTCCGGGTATTATTGTGCTACCTACAAGTCCACAAAAGCGTATTGATATGATCTCGGATTATCTCACACCTACTGGCGAATTATATGGTGATGAACATTCTATCTTTAATTCTGATAATCTCTCTGAACTAGAAACACTCGTTAAACAGCAAAAAGCAGCTCTTGAAGCGGAAGAAAAAGAAAAGGAGCTGTTTAAGAAATTTAGTATACCGGTCAAGCAGTCTGACCGCCCACTATTCTAATAGTAGCACGCTCAGTGAGCGAGTTATTATTATAAAATCTATCCTTTATATAGATATTAATATAATCCGTAGTAATATCACTAAGTGAATCAGGACCAGCAATAGTAGATAATTGTGTATTTATAGTATATCCATAATTACTATCTAAGAAGCGATTATTAAAGGTTATTTTTACACTAGATAAGCTAGGAGAAACCTGATTGACTTGTAGAGAGTAAATATTAGAACCTCTTAAAAGTTTGAGACCATTATTATTATACCCTGATAAACTAAATACAGCATATGTATCTGTTGCTGTTGTAGATGTAAGAGCTGTAACAGCAGAATTTAGGGTATTAAATTGAGCTGTAACAGCAGAATTTAGCGTATTAAATTGAGATACAGTAGCTGATGAGCTACTTAGAGATGCTAAATCTGTACTAAGAGTAACAATATTTGTTGTATTTGTTGTGATCTGGTCCGCAAATGTAGTATTATCTAGTGTTACGAGGAAATTTTGATAATCTAATATAGTTGTACCGTTAGTTGTTTCTACAATTAAAAAGTCACCATTATTAATATCACTTATTTCGGGAAGCTCTTTTATATTAACGTATGTTTTAGTACCATTTGTGCACGCCATATATGTATTTATTACAGTTGATCTTTTATTAGTGGAGATATAATTAACAATGTAATGAGCGATGTAAGAGGTAAGGTAGGCGTTGGTATAATTACGTGTAATCGACCCGACTACCTACGTGGATTACTAGATACATTAATTAAGTGTAAGACTTCTATAGATAAACTGGTTATTATTAATGACGGCTCCCCTTTAGAAAATTTTAAATTACCATTCGGAGAGTGGGTAAATAACGAAGCTAATATAGGTGTAGGTAAATCAAAAAATAAAGCTATGCAGCATCTCTTAGATAAGGGTTGCGATTATATTTTTATAATTGAAGATGATATGCTCATTTTAGATCCTACTATTTTTGATAGATATATTGAAGCTCATAAAGCTAGCGGTATACATCATTTTAACTATGGTCCTGGTTCACCATTCAATCGTAAGCAATCAATACAGAATTTCGATCTACACAATAGACATTTACTAGATCAACATACAGAACCAAATCCTAAGCTCATTATAGACTACGGGGATATAAAGGTATCCCTATTTGAACATACAGTCGCTATGTTTTCTTTCTTTACCAAAGAGGTACTGGAGAAGGTAGGGTTTATTGATGACGATTTCTTTAATGCATGGGAGCATGTTGATCATACATATCGAATTATTAAAGCAGGTTACCACCCACCATTTTGGTGGTTTGCAGATTTACACGATAGTCACAAATATCTAACTGAAGCGCCTGATGCTATTAATAATTCATCTATTGCTAACGATAATGAACAATGGCATAAAAATGTATACGGTGGTAGAGAAATTTATAAACAAAAGCACGGACATTACCCTAATGAACCTCCGCATGTTACAAAGGAGCAAGTTATACAAATAATTAAACAACTTAAAAAATGAAAATCGCTATTTTAGTACCAACACGAGAAAGGATGAATAATAGACTTACGCTATTATTCTCGATATTAACAACAGTTAATGATATTAATAACATTACCGTATATTATGGTGTTGATAAAGATGATCCAACTCTTGAAACAATAAAAAAAGTATCAACCGCAATCCCCTGCTTAAAAGTTATAGAGATTGAAAATGAAGGAAAATTTCTCGGTCTAGGTAAACTATGGAATATACTAACAGACGAATCTACAGAAGATATTATATCTATGATTGGCGACGATATGGTCTTTAAAACCAAAGACTGGGACCTCGAAATCCTAAAAGAGTTTAAAGATGCACCTCTTGATAATATTAAAGCTGTTCACTGTAATGATGACTGTCATGGTGCTAAGCTAGCTGTCAACCTCTTTTGCCATAGAAAATATGCAGAAGTGTTAGGCGGGTTTATGAGAGAAGAATTTAAAATTAATTGGGTTGATCAATGGTTACATCAGTTATTTAGTGCTTTTGATAGACTGGTATATCGAGGTGATATTATGATTGAACA